CTGCTTCGGCAGCTTATTGATGCGGGTACGCTGTCTAACCTCCCCGGTGGCTTGAAGGCCAAGGGACTGCGGATCAAGGGCGACGATACGCCTATCTCGCCGGGAGAATTCCGTGACGTAGATCTTCCGTCCGGTGCAATTAGCGACAACATTCTACCCCTGCCGTACAAGGAGCCGAGTCAGGTTCTGGCGGCTTTGATGGACCGAGTGGTCGAGGACGGGCGTAGGTTCGCTGCGGTGGCTGATCTCAAGGTCAGCGACATGTCAGCACAGGCTCCCGTGGGAACCACTCTGGCGATCCTTGAGCGGGTTCTGAAGGTGATGTCTGCCGTGCAGGCTCGCATCCACTACGCCATGAAGCAGGAGTTCAAGCTGCTGGCGGGGATTATTCGTGATAACGCTCCTGAAGCGTATACCTACGAGCCTGAGACTGGCGAGAAGACTGCTAGAAAAGCTGATTACGACATGGTGGATGTCATTCCTGTGTCTGACCCCAACGCCAGCACGATGAGCCAGAGGGTTGTGCAGTATCAGGCGGTCATGCAGTTGGCCCAGACCGCACCACAAATCTATGACTTGGCGTTCCTGCATAGGCAGATGATTGAGACGCTTGGCGTCAAGAACGCTGACAAGATCGTGCCGGTTGAGACTGATATGAAGCCCGTGGATCCAGTTACTGAAAACATGAATATGCTGAATAGCAGGCCGGTCAAGGCATTCCTGAGTCAGGATCATGAGGCGCACCTACAGGTGCACATCTCCGCGCTACAGAACCCGAAAATGATGGGAATGATCGGGCAGAATCCGCAGGCTCAAGCGATTATGGGAGCCTTCCACGCCCACATCATGGAGCATACCGCCTTCCAGTATAGGAAGGAGATTGAAAAGCAGCTTGGTATTCCCCTCCCAGAAATGGAAGAAGACAAGCCGATGGACCCGGAAATCGAAGCACAAGTCTCTCAGCTTGCTGCTATGGCTTCCGCAAAACTGTTGCAAAAGGATGTCGCAGAAGCCCAGCAACAACAGGCGCAACAGCAAATGCAAGATCCTCTCGTCCAGATGCAGATGCAGGAATTGCAGCTTAGACAGGCTGAGATTCAGCGCAAGGCGCAGAAGGACATGGCGGATGCCGCAGCTAGGGCGCAGGAACTACAACTTCGTCAGCAGGAAGCCGCCACTCGTCAGGAACTTGATAAGACCAAGGTCATTATTGAGGCGGCAAAAGCCAAGGATGAAATGGATGCTCGCGATAAGCAGACCATGACCAAGATAATCCTTGACGCTGCTAAGGCGAAAGACCAGATGGACGCACAGCGAGCGGATAACGCCGCTGCACAACTGTTGAAGGCAAGTCAACCAACGCCTTCACCGCAGATTCCTAGGCCGAAGAAAGGTGAGTAATGCGCTACGCAAATGAGTTGGAATATATCCAATCCAATATAGAAAGTAGAAAAGATGAACTGATGGAGTATATCTCCAAGGGTAATCTCAAGGATTTTAACGAATATCACAAGTTATGCGGTTTCATCCAAGGTCTTGAAGCCGTTAGAGAGTTAATTATTGACCTTGCAAAACGTATGGAGGATAGAGATGACTGATATTAACGTCGAAGAAACGAAGGAGACTGCGGAGGAGAAGGCCAAGCAGCTTCCTACCCCTAGGGGTTATCGGATTCTTTGCATGGTTCCACAGATCGAAGAGACGTTCGGTGGCGGTCTCGTTAAGCCTGATTCCATGATCAAGACAGAGGAGCATTCCACTGTTGTTTTGTTCGTGGTCAAGCTTGGTGAGCTTGCTTATAAGGACGCAGAACGGTTCCCTACCGGGCCTTGGTGCAAGGAAGGTGATTTTATCCTTGTCCGAGCTTATTCCGGTACCCGACTCAAGATTCATGGTCGGGAGTTCCGCATTATTAATGATGACACCGTTGAAGCGGTTGTCGATGATCCCCGTGGCCTAGCCCGCGCATAAGGAGCTTATATGAGTGACAATGTTGATATTTCTGAAGAAAATCAAGAAGTTAAGGCTGATGCCGAGAAGATTTTAGACGATTTTACCGTCGAAATTGTGGACGATACCCCACCGGAGGACCGGGGGCGAAAGCCCATGCCGAAGGAGGTCGTTGAGGAACTTGAGAAGGATGATCTTGAGGAATATTCAGACAAGGTTAAAAAGCGCCTTGGTCAGCTTAAAAAGGTCTGGCATGACGAGCGTCGGGAGAAAGAACGGACTGCCCGTGAGCGTGAAGAAGCTCTGCGCTTTGCACAGGTCCAAATGGAGGAAAATCGCCTTCTAAAACAACGACTTGGGCACGGCGAAAAGCTTTTTATTCAGGAGCTTAATCGCTCCGCTGATAATGAAGTTAATGTTGCTAAGGAAAAGCTCAAGCAGGCTTATGAAACTGGCGATTCTGAGAAGATCGCAGAGGCGCAGGAAGCCCTGACGGACGCCAAGATTAAAATTCGTGAGGTGGGAAGGTTCAAGCCCACTTTACAAAACGAAGAAGATAATGTACAACAGCAGCAACAGGTTAGGGCACCCGCCCCAGTTGTTCCCGACACCAAGGCAAAAGCTTGGCAGGAAAAGAACAGTTGGTTTGGGACTGATCCAGAAATGACCGCTCTGGCGCTTGGCCTGCATGATAAATTGGTCCGGTCTGGCGTTGATCCTCGCACTGATGAGTATTACGAGAAGATTGACCAGACTATGCGTAGGCGCTTCTCCGATTATTTCGAGGAAGGGGCTGACGAAACGCGGGAAGAACAGGTTGAGGAAAAGCCTGCACCGCGCACAAAACCAGCTACTGTAGTAGCTCCAGCTACGCGGACAACCGCGCCTCGTCAGATTCGTCTGACACCGTCGCAAGTAGCCCTTGCCAAGAAACTTGGCTTGAGCAATGAGCAGTACGCAAGAGAACTAATCAAACTGGAGAACAACAATGGCTGATAATCGTACGTCTCGCGAACTTGAAAATCGGGAAAAGTCCCAGCGTAAACAGTCTTGGGCACCCCCGACTACTCTTCCAGAGCCGTCCCCTCAACCGGGGTGGACATTCCGCTGGATTCGGACGAGTTTAATGGGCCAAGCAGATCCCACTAATTCGTCTGCAAAGTTTCGTGAAGGATGGGAACCCGTCAAGGCGGCTGATCATCCTGAGCTTGGTATGCAGGCCGGTCCCAATGGAAACATTGAGAACGGCGGGTTGTTGTTATGCAAGGCACCCACTGAACTGATGGAGCAGAGAAGGTCACACTATGCCACTCAGTCCCAGTCTCAGATGGAAGCCGTAGATAACAACTTTATGCGTCAGAACGATGAGCGTATGCCGTTGTTTTCAGAAAAGCGGTCAACTTCTTCGTTCGGACGAGGCAAATAAATTTAGGAGAATAAAATGGCTTATCCGACTGTTGATGCCCCATACGGGCTGAAGCCGGTTAACCTTGTGGGCGGTCTACCGTTCGCAGGAGCGACCCGCGAAATCCCCATTGCGTCAAACTATGGCACGGGTCTCTTTAACGGAGACGTTGTTGCTTATAAGAATGACGGCACTTTGATTATTACCACGATGACCAACGAGTCCAGCACCGCTTCGGGTGCTCCTCTTGGCGTTTGCGGTGTGTTCCTTGGCTGCTCGTACACGGACCCCGTTCTGAAGTACAAGCTGTTCAGTCAGTATTATCCCGGCAACGTGGTTGCTTCGGATATCGTTGCTTATGTGTGTGACGACCCGAATGCGCTGTTCAAGGCTGTTTCGGTGACTGGCGCGACGGCTGACGGCGCTTCTTCGGGCCTTCTGCCTGCGTTCAAGAGCCGCGCTGATTCTGTTCCGACCAACGCACAGCTTGTGCTGAACACGGGTGTAGCTGCGACGGGTAACAGCCGCATGGGTATCTACATTAATAACGTCTCTACGGCCCTGCCGTTCCGCGTTGTGGATGTGGTGCCTGACACTAAGAACAGCTCGGGGAACTTCGTCGAGTTCATCGTCAAGTTCAATCCGGGTTTCCACAGCTATACCAACGCTGTTGGAATTTAATAGGGGAGTAAAATAAAATGGCAATTTCACGCGCACAGCTACTTAAGGAACTGCTCCCCGGCTTGAACGCTCTGTTCGGTCTGGAATATAAGCAGTATGGTGAGGAACACAAGGAGATCTACGAGGTAGAAAACTCTGAGCGTTCCTTTGAGGAAGAGACCAAGTTGTCGGGCTTCTCGGCGGCTCCGGTCAAGAGTGAGGGTGCTGCCATCGCGTATGACAACGCGCAGGAAGCTTGGACCGCTCGCTACAACCATGAGACGATTGCTCTCGGCTTCTCCATCACGGAAGAAGCGGTTGAGGACAACCTCTATGACTCGCTCTCGCGTCGTTACACGAAGGCTCTGGCCCGTGCTATGGCGTACACGAAGCAAGTCAAGGCGGCTTCCGTCCTTAACAATGCGTTCTCTGGTGGCCCGACTGGCGGTGACGGAAAGGTGCTCTGTGCCACCGATCACCCCCTGATTTCGGGTGGTGTCAACAGCAACACCTTTGCTGTTCAGGCTGACCTCAACGAGACTTCGCTTGAGGCTGCGGTCATTCAGATCGCTGCTTGGACGGATGAGCGTGGCCTGCTGATTGCTGCCAAGCCTCGCAAGCTGGTCATCCCCCCGGCGTTGATGTTCGTCGCCAAGCGACTGCTGGATACGGAACTCCGTGTCGGCACCGCTGACAACGACCTGAACGCTCTGCGGGCGATGGGTTCGATTCCAGAAGGCTACAAGGTCAATCACTGGCTGACTGACCCTAACGCTTTCTTCCTGATGACCGACGTTCCGAACGGCCTGAAGCACTTCGTCCGGTCCTCAATGTCCAATTCTATGGACGGGGACTTCGACACGGGCAACGTCCGTTACAAGGCTCGCGAGCGGTACAGCTTTGGCTGGTCCGATCCTCTGGGCATCTTCGGCTCGTCCGGTTCGACCTGATAATTAAAATATTCGGTCAAACCACTGGAGGGGGTCTTGCGACCCCCTCTTTTTTAGTGTATAAGGTTTTTGTACTAGGACATTTTAAGCCACGGCAACCGGCCTAGCGGACGATGCACCGATCCGTGGCTACTTGTGCATAAGGAGAATAATATGGCTACTACGACTTTTTCAGGACCAGTTGTCTCTCAGAACGGCTTTTCGGGCGCAGTCGCTGCTACCACCGTTTCTGCATCTGGCAATGCCTCGCTTCTCGGCACGGCAAATGTAATTATTATTCCTACTAGCGACCCCGGTGTTGCTGGAGCTATCTGGAATAATGGTGGAAGTCTCGCCATTTCCGCTGGCTAATAAGGAGTAAGTCATGGCTAATAGGACTAATCCTAGCCCTACTTTTCCTATGTTTCCCGGCGGGGCGACGGCTGTTACACCTAATGACAGTACGAACCTCGCCAATCCCTCCGTTATATATGTCGGCGGTGCGGGAAATGTGAAGGTGACTACGGCTCAAGGCGATGCGGTTACATTCAATGGATTGACTGCTGGCACGGTTATTCCGGTTCAGGTAATCCGTGTTTGGAGTACTGGCACTTCAGCCACTAACCTTCTAGCTATCTACTAGGTGTAAAAATGTCCTTTGGACTTGGCTTATCCTTGCCAATCCGTCAAATCCTAGGCGGCGGGGGGTTCTCCCCCGCTTCTCTATTCGCCGCTGGCGAGGAGGGCGTCTGGTACGACCCCAGCGATTTCACCACCCTCTACGCCGACACCGCTGGCACCACCGCAATCACCGCCGTAGAGCAGCCTGTCGGGCTGATGCTGGATAAGAGTCAGGGGCTGGTGCTGGGGCCGGAGTTGGTGACGAACGGGACGTTTGATACGGATACGACGGGCTGGACGACACAAGGCGCAGCCACGGCGACATGGGACAGCGGTTTTGTCTTAATCGACATGGTCAACATAGGGACATGGTATTCAGAGAACTTTCGTTTATCTTCGCCAATTCTGACTGTTGGTAAATGGTACTCCCTTTCGTTTGACGCAAAAAATGTCAGCGGAACAGCGTCTCTCCGTGTAGCCAACAACGCTGCTGTAATTAGTGATATAACAAATCTTCCGTCTAGTTTTACACGGTACACCGCGACCTTTCAATGCACGGTGGCAAATACTTTCTCGTTTTTCAAAAATGGCCTAACCGGAGGGTTTGCGCTAGACAACATCTCCGTCAAGGAACTCCCCGGCAACCACGCCGTCGCAGCCAACAACAGCACCGCACGGCCCGTGCTGCGGAATCGGTACAACCTACTGACTTACTCTGAGCAGTTTGACAATGCGGCGTGGACAAAAACGAATGCGACCGTGACGCCAAATGCCACAGTTGCGCCGGATGGGACTAATTCAGCAGATGCCTTAATTGAGGCTTCAGATACATCGCAACTTCATTCAACAAACGCATCAACGATTCCGTTAACTGGCGCGTATTCGTTTTCAATTTATGCAAAAGCAAATGGACGCAACTGGCTTGTGCTTAATTTTGCGGTTGTTTCCGGTGCTTTTTCTTCTTCAGATGCGAGAGCATGGTTTGATTTGAATACTGGAACTTTAGGAACTGTTGCGGGAACAGGAGCATCTGCAACAATTTCTTCGGAAGGCAACGGTTGGTACCGCTGCACAATTTCAACCAACTATCCCGTGCTGGCAAACCGTAGAGTTATGGCTGCGACCGCGACGGCAGATGGCAGCACTTCAAACAACGGAGACGGCACCTCCGGCATCTACATCTGGGGCGCCCAACTCACCACCGCAGCCGACCACGATGCCATCAACGGCGAGTACCAGCGGATTGCCGCAGCGCCGACAGTAGGGGCCGCACCGACCTACGACAGCGATGTCACGAAGTTCCCGCCGTACCTGTTCGCAACGACAGACGACGCCATGTCCACCGCTAGCATTGACTTCAGCAGCGGCGATGAGATGAGCGTGTTTGCGGGGGTGACGAAGGAGAGTGATGCGGCAAGCGGCTTTTTGGCTGAATTCAGCAACGTGACTGCGTCTAATAATGGCGTGTTTGCGCTTTTAGCACCGAGTTCCAGCGGGACAAACTCATACCGCTATGTATCAAAGGGAACGGCTGAAGTATCGGCTGGGACAGGTGTTTTTGCTGCTGCGCCAGACACCGCAATCATTACAGGTCTTTCGGATATTTCTGCCGACATTACAACGCTCCGCAGGAATGGAAGTTTAGTGGAGACATCAACATCCGACCAAGGCACAGGGAACTTCGGTAATTATCCGCTTTACCTGTTTGCTCGCAATACCTCGCAGTTTTTCTACACCGGACGCCTCTACTCCCTCATCGTCCGCAACAAGCTACCGACAGCGGATGAACTGAGCGGCGCTGAAACCTATGTAAACACTAAAACGAGGGCTTACTAATGAGCCTATGGTCATTTAGGACTTTGATTGTTACCGCAGCGGACGCCCCGCTGGCCCGTAGCATTGCCGAAACCCTGTCCCCTGAAGGCGGCAAGAATATGTGGCTGGCTGGTCTGTCAGCAGACGGCACGGAACCCGCTACCCATTACGTATCCACAGGAGCTATCAGCCCGGAGTTTGCGGCCCTCATGCCAGACCAGACTTGGGAACAGGACGAGGACGGCAACTGGACGATGATCGCTAGCACCCCCGGTGATCCGGTAGCCCTGTTTAACCTGTGCGTGACGGCTGGTATGACAGTCACCCAGCAGGAAATCGACGACGTATTCGCCAACAGCGATGTGACGGAACAGGAACCACAAGTTGCCTTTGGCCGCTTGGGATTGCAGATTGTAACGGGAGATGTTGATGCCTAAGACTCAGGCTTGGACTCGTAAGGAAGGCAAGAATCCGAAGGGCGGCTTGAACGCTGCTGGCAGGGCTTCCTACAACAGGGCTAACCCCGGCAAGCCCGGACTTAAGGCTCCAGCCCCCAAGCCAAAGACCGAAAAGGACGCCGCAAGGCGTAAAAGCTTTTGTGCTAGGATGACCGGTATGAAAAAGAGGTTGACTTCGGCCAAGACGGCCAATGATCCCAATAGCAGGATCAACAAGTCGCTAAGGGCATGGGACTGTTAGGGGGAGTCTGCTGTGGAGATGATGATTTGGAACATGATCCTGACTGCTCTTGTAACGGTACTGGGGTATGTCATGAAAGACAAGTTCGCTGAACTTCAGCGCCTAGGCGTCCTCCTGAACCGCACCCGTGAGGAAGTGGCTAGAGATCATATTACCCGTACCGAGTTCCGCCACGATATGAAACAATTGCTTGACCGGTTCGACAGGATTGAAGAAAAGATTGACCGTTTAGGTAATGAGAGAAACTAATGCCTAGCACTAGCGAAAAGCAGGCAAGGTTGATGAGGGCGGTTGCTCATGGGTGGAAGAAGCCCGGTGACGGCGGCCCTAGCAAAAAGGTAGCTAAAGAATTTTTCGCCGCTGATAAAAAACGAAAAAAATATAAAAGGTCTACGAAGGCCAAGGTTAATAATCCCGATACCCGGCATGGCAAGCTTGACATGCCTTTTAAGTCATTAAAACGCTTTGCCGGTATGGCAGAAGGAGGAGATGTGATGAAAGCTAAGAAGAGCGTCCGCAAGATGCAGGACGGTGGTATGACGGCTCCTATGACCGCTCCTAGGACGCCTACTCTGCCTTCACAGGCTAATGCCCGTGCCACTACGGCTCTGGGTAATCGTGGGATGATGGGTCGCCCCACTGTTCCTCCTGCTCCGTCTGATATGGCAGCGCGAGATATGATGCGTGGTCGCGGCATGGAGATGCGGAACATCCCCACCCTGCCTGATCAGGCTTCGCAGAGGGCGCGTGATCTGATGGCGTCCCGCAAGCCTCCTACGACTGGCGGTCCCCTTCCCCCGCCGACAGTTCTGAAAGCGCAGCCAATGCCGGTTCCGGGCGACACGGTGTTTGCGGGCGGCAATCCTGATTTTAACGAAATGGAACAGTTGCCGATTCAGCCGACTCCAACTTCCTATGGGTTAAAACTGGTTGGTGATACAAAGCCTCTACCGCCTCTGCCGCTTCAACCGCAGTACGCTCCTAGCACGGGCATAGCTCGTCCTACGGGCTTCAAGAAGGGTGGCAAGATTAAGCGTATGGCTGGCGGTGGTGGCACCAATCCTCGTAAGGGCGGTGCTCTGTACAATAAGGGCACCAATTTTAATCCTAATATGCAGGCTGGTGGCAAGGTTCCTACCGCACCGTCTCTGCCTTCTCAGGCTTCGTCTAAGGCTGGCGCTGCAATGTCTCGCTTTGCCGGTGCTGGCAAGCGCCCCGGTATGCAAGCTGGCGGCAGGGTTCCTACTGCACCGTCTCTGCCTTCTCAGGCTTCGTCTAAGGCTAGCGATGCCATGTCTCGTTTCGCTGGGGCTGGCAACCGTCCGGGCTACAAGAAGGGTGGCATGCCTAAGGTTAAGAAGTATGCTGCTGGTGGAGCGGTGTCCAAGAGGGCTGACGGCTGCTGCATGAAGGGCCGCACCAAGGGCAGGATGCGCTAAGGAGATAGTCATGGCTAGCAATTGCGGAAGCAAGATGCGTAAGTACAACACGGGTGGTGAGACGAAAGCCGATCCTAAAGACTTCGTTGGTCATCCTATTAAGCACACTACGAATGCTCTTAAGAAAATTAGGGAGCGTATGAATAGACCAAAAGGAATGAGTAGTGGCGGTCCAACCAATCCACGTGGCGGGCAGCGTAGAACTATACATGGCAGGCCAGATCCTGAAGGAGATATTTATTCACCCTCAGTAAGATCTAGGAGACATGGATCTAAGACTCGCGCAGTTCGTGATCCCGGTTATGAAGAAGGTGGACCTGTGAAGAAACTTTCTGAAATGACGGATGAAGAGAGGTATGGCAAGACTGGTGCAGAGATTCGCAGGCTTGACCCTGAAGCTTATGCGAATCGTAAGGATAAGTCTGCCGAAGCCAACTTAGCCCTGCTTAAGCAGCTTCGTGAAAAGGACAAGGCCGCACAGAAGTCTACCCGTGTAGAATCAGCAGAAGAGTCGATGCGTACGGGTAAGCCTATGAAGGACAGTGGCTTTACGGCTGTTCGTGCGCCTTCTTCTGGGCCTACTACCCGTGGCGGGGCTAGGAGGCCAGCCCCTGCTGCTCCGGTGGCAAGGCCGTCGCAAGGTGCTAGCCGTAGGGAATTCGGTCAGGATCTTCGTGGGCCTAAGTATTCTGGAAAGGATATCCAGACGGCTGAGAAAATGGCTCAGGCTACCCTGTTGGGGCTTACCGCTGGACGAGCGGGGAGTTCAGGTTCTTTTAGTAGAGCGGCTTCTGCCCCTGCAAAAGTTGCTCCTCGCCCTACCCCGCCGCGAGCTAGGAAGATTGGTAGTGGGCGTACTACCGATCGCACTACCCCGCCGCGCGCTAAGAAGATTGGTAGTGGGCGTACTACTAACAAGAATGCTGGCGGCTCTATCAAGAAGTACGCTGCCGGTGGCGCTGTCCGTGGCGACGGGATCTGCCGTGTGAAGACCAAGGGCAGGATGCGGTAAAGTAAGTGGCTTACAACACTACAGGCACAACTGGTTTCAATCTCGACCTTAACGCTATTATTGAGGAAGCGTTTGAGAGGTGCGGGGCTGAACTACGTACTGGCTATGACATGCGTACCGCTAGGCGCAGCCTCAACCTGATGCTCGCAGAGTGGGCCAATCGTGGCATTAATATGTGGACTATGGAGGAGGGTTCTATCGCCCTGACTCCCGGTACCGGTACTTACGATCTTCCTGTTGATACTGTGGACTTGTTGGAGCATGTGATCAGGACTGGAACTGGACAGAACCAGAGCGACCTGACCATTAACCGCATTTCTAACAGTGTCTACGCTGCCATCCCGAACAAGAACGCTACTGGTAGGCCGATCCAAATCTGGATCAACAGGCGTACAGGTGCGAATAATAGTTCAGGGACTCCGCAGTACCCACAGGTAAATCTCTGGCCGGTGCCGGATAATTCCGCTACCTATACGCTGGTATATTGGAGACTACGCAGAATGCAGGACGCCGGTAACGGTGTTAACGGTCAAGATATCCCGTTTAGGTTCCTCCCATGTTTGGTTGCAGGGCTGGCCTACCACTTGTCGTTGAAGGTTCCTGAAGGGGCTGAGAGGATCGTGCTTCTTAAAGAAATGTACGACGAGGCGTGGGTAGAGGCATCTGAAGAAGACAGAGAGAAAGCCCCTGTGAGGTTTGTGCCTAAACAGGATTTCTAATCATGTCCATCACGTTCTCATCTGCTAAAAATACTATTGCCGAGTGCGACAGGTGTGGGTTTCAATATAAATTAAAAGAACTAAAGAAACTTGAGGAGTCTGGCCGCAGCGTTAATTTACTGGTCTGTTCTACTTGCTGGGAACCCGAGCATCCGCAGGACGATCTAGGCAAGTACCCGGTGTTTGACCCGCAGGCGGTTAGAAATCCAAGACCTGATACAAGCTATTACACAGTGAGCGGAAGTAGAATGATCCAGTGGGGGTGGAATCCTGTAGGCGGTGGGAATTCCTATTACAACCCGGATACGCCTAACGATTTGGTGGCTACAGGCTCCGTGGGAGCCGTTAACGTAGTGATTTCTTAATAGGAGCTTTGCATGAAGAAGAATATGCCCAAGAACGTGCCGGTTGAGCCGGGTTCTGGTGGAGGTGCGTATCCTGAAGACGATATCGGGTACTACGGCACGAAGTTTTATGGGGATCGTTGGTCGAGCAATAAGCAGAAAAAGAAGTATATGAACATGCGTGGCGGCGGTGCTGCGCGTAAGGGCAAGCGGTTTCTCGACTGGGATTGATAGTAACCTATGAACTACACCCAATTGTCTCAGGCAATACAGGACTACTGTGAGAACACAGAGTCTACGTTTGTCTCGCAGATTCCGACATTCGTGCAGTTGGCAGAGGAGCGGATCTATAACTCCGTACAGCTTCCCGCCGTCCGTAAGAATGTTACCGGAAACATGACTAGCGGGAACAAGTACGTGACTCTACCTGATGATTGGTTGGCTACGTACTCAGTGGCGGTTATCGACCCGGCTACCAACGCGCAGACGTTCCTTCTGGATAAGGATGTGAACTTCATCCGTGAGTCTTTCCCTGATCCAGATACGACGGGGGTACCCACCCATTACGCGCAGTTTGACGATAACAGCCTGATCCTTGGGCCTACCCCTGATGCAGCTTATGGCGTAGAATTGCATTATTACTATTATCCGCCGTCGATTGTGACGGCCAGTACCTCTTGGCTTGGGGATAACTTTGAATCCGTACTGCTGTACGGTGCCCTGCGAGAGGCATATCTGTTCATGAAGGGTGAGCAGGACATCGTGGGATATTACGAAGAAAAGTATAAAGAATCCCTCATGTTGCTGAAGATGCTCGCTGATGGCAAGAATCGTCGAGATGCATATCGTAGTGGTCAAACTAGGGTACCTGTAGCATGAATGTAGAACTTGGCAATCCGCTTGTAATCGCCACTAGCGGACGGGGGCATAGCCCTGAAGAGTTGGCTGAACTAGCTACTAACCGGATTATTCAGGTTGGGCAGAATAGCCATCCTTTAATTATTGAACAGGCGAAAGCGTTCAAGGAGCAGATCAGGGATATCCTGACCGGTTATTTTTATAAGGCCCAATCTGAAGAACGGGCGACTCTTAAGATCAAGATGTCCGAGTACGGATTTTCTGATCTCGCAAACGTACTTGACAAACTCTAAGGAGATTTGAAATGGCTATTACTCAGGCAATGACCACCTCGTTCAAGGTTGATATCCTGTCGGGCGGTCACAACTTCAACACCACCAACCGTGCGCTGTCGAGCAACACGCAGGACACTTTTAAGATCGCCCTGTACACTTCGGCTGCAACGCTGGATGCTACTACTACCGCGTATTCAGCTACTAACGAAGTGGCCGGTACGGGATACACCGCTGGCGGTAACACCCTGACTACGGTTGCCCCAACCTCCTCTGGCACTACGGCTTATGTTGATTTTAACGACACTAGCTGGACTACTGCCACGATCACGGCTAACGGTGCGTTGATCTACAACAGCAGCAACTCAAACAAGTCTGTGGCTGTTCTGGCTTTCGGATCTGACAAGACCTCGACGGCTGGTACGTTCACCATCCAGTTCCCGACTGCTGACGCTAGTAACGCTATTATCCGAATTGTGTAATGGCAACGGTCAAGCATAGGTTTGGGCC